TCGTTCTCACGGTAAATGCTTTGCGAGAGGCACACGGGTGCTGATGGCTGACTTTTCCGTGAAGAATATAGAGGACATTTATCCCGGAATGGAAGTAATGGGATTAGACTTCACTCCCCGAAAGGTTCTGACACGACATATCGGTCGTGCTCAGATGTTCAGGGTTGAGCAGGAGAATGGTATGCCGTATGCCGTGAACCGAGCGCACACGATGTGCCTCTTTGACACGAAGCGGAAGAAGTATGTCGAAATAGAAATGGGACAATTCCTGAAATATCCCGTTAAGAAGCAAAGACGGTTCCAAGGATACAGGGTGTTCTCTTACGACAAGCCTGTATTTGAGCGTGGGAATATAACGGTTGAACCTATCGGGGAAGAGTCTTATTACGGGTTTATGTGCGATGGCGACCATCTGTTTCAGTTGGAGGATGGTACAGTCGTTCACAATTCCTACGAGTTCTGTATGGCGTTTCCGCTGTGGAGATTATACAGTTACCGACGTCCGACGTTTATGCGACCTGATATTCCTGACAATAAAAACCGCCAGGAAACCTGTATTATTACGAATACGGAAAAACTGGGTAAACAGCACATCGACAAGGTGGTCGAGGAAATCCGTGTGAATGAGGCTTTGGCAGCAAAACTGAACCCTACTGGAAAGGCTTCACTGGCAGCGACAAGTATTGAATGCGAGAACGGAACGAAACTTCACCTCCGTGGAAAGGACGGGTTTATTCGTGGTCTTCACGTGGGGGCAGCGGTCAGCGATGACTTACCAGACGAGAGTAGTATCTATTCGCTTGAACAGCGTGAGAAGTTGAGAGACCTGTTTAAAGGTGCTATCACTCCTATCGTTGAGCCGTATGGGTATAACATCGTTGATGGTACACCGTATCAGCAAGAGGACTTGTATGCCGAATTAAAGAAAGACCCAAAGTTCCGTGTCTTTGAGTACCCAGCCATATTCCCGGACGGTCGCCTGTTGGCTCCTGACCGTTTTACGTGGGCGAAACTTATGGAGGAAAAAGCGTCTCTGGGGACGCTCGTATTCTCTCGTGAGTATTTGGTCGTACCTATTTCTGACGATAGTACAATCTTCCCTTGGGAGATATTAAAGAGGAGTACAATCGGGATGGAAAACATCAGGCTCGTAGATAACATAGAGTCGTTCCCTATCAAGTTACAGAGGGTGGTCATGGGTTGTGACTTCGCTGTTTCGGGAAATGTGGGAGCCGACTATACTTGTTATACAGTTTGGGGAAAGGATGTCCAGGGGAATTATTATCTCCTATATATATTCCGGGAAAAGGGGTTGTCGCATAATGAACAGATACAGAAGATTGACCTCCTGAACAGGGTGTTCAAGCCAAATGAGATAGTCGTAGAAAACAACGGCTTTCAAAGTATATTGGCGGATATGTGCGTCCAGATGGGTATCAAGAATATTACACCGTGTAATCAAGTGTCCGTATCATCCTGACACGGCTGCTAAGATTGACCAGATGTTTGGGGAGTTCAACTCAGTTGCGTTTCGCAGCGATAAGGGAACTCTTGAGAGTATCAGTGGGCACGATGATACCGTGTCCTCCTCTTTCATGGCGATTAACAAGTTGCGAGAGAGTACAGTAATGATAAAAATTGACGCAGTATAAATTGAAAAGATATGGCAAAAAAGGTTGATGCGATTCTCAGCCCGAATTTCGTGGAAGAGATGTTAAGATTGGCTTTCGCAAACAAACAGTTTGCGGAGTTGGTCGTAGATAATCTCGATTTAAGTAACTTTCCCCGAGAATTGGGAGGTTGTAAAGCGATGCTGAAAGTGTTGGCAGACACGATGAAGAAAACGGGTAATCTGGCGACGTTTGGTATGGTGGAAATGACCTTCCCTAACAACGAGGAAGTTTCAAAGAAGATTGCTGAGGTCAAGGGAATTAAACTTCCAGAGGTGGAACCTATGACACGGCAATTGGAAACCTTTATTAGACGTCAGACATTTGTCGCTACTCAGCACGAAGTGTCGGATATGTATAATGAAGGGAAGCCAGAGGAAGCGATGCTTCTTCTTGAGAAAAGAATGGCGGAAATAAACGCTTTTTCCTTAGATAAGTTCCGAGGAAAGTTTGTACGGGTGTACAGGGATTTCTATCGTAACATAGGAACGGCACAAATGAAAGCCGAGGATGAAACACGTCGGGCAAAGATACCGACAGGAATATCAACGATTGACGAAATTACTGATGGGGGAATTCCTCGCCAGGATACCGTTCTCCTAATCATGCGTTCCGGTGTTGGTAAATCCACGGCTCTTAAATACTTTTCTTGGTATAATACATCAATCGCTCACAATCACTGTCTTCACTTTCAGTTAGAGGGTGGTCGTGATGAGGCGGTTGTTAAGTTTGACCAAATGTTGGCGAACACTACCTATGCGAAAATCATGAGGGGTGATGTCAGCGATGAGACCCGACAACGTATCTCAGCACTCATCAAGAGGGCACAAACAGTGAACAGTGATATTGACGTGTACGCTTCTGAAGAGATGATGGACATGACGATAGCCGACTTGGTGGCTGCGATAGAGGACTATAAGAAAGAGTATGGGTATTATCCTGACTTGGTTACAGTCGACTCTATTGACCTGTTATTGACAGGGGAAAACAAGAAGATTGACTTCGACCCGAACTTCATCAAATACAGGTTACAGAAGTGTGCCCAGCGATTAAAGGATATCGCGAAGAAATACGACTGTGCCGTAATCACAGCAACCCAGACGGGAGACGTTCCTATTGAAGTATGGAACGACCCAACACGGGTAATCACTCGCCAGAATACAGAGGGCGACCGTACACTTATCAAGCCATTCTCGTTCGTGTTTACAGGTAACATCACAATCGAAGAGGGTAAACAGAACATGGCTCGTATCTATTGTGATAAGTTACGAAACTACCGAAACAATGGTATCATTATTCGAATTCCTACCAATTACGAGAACGGCTTCTTCTACGATATATCACGTTCAACAATCGTTGAGCAGGTGTTGGATATGTCGGCTCTTGATAGACTTGAGAGCCGTCGCAGCCGTAAAGGAAACGGAGAAGCAGCCGTTGGGGAGAAGAAGGAACGAGTAGAGATAGCACCAGGAGTGTACGGAACAAAGGTAGTTGGCGAGGGTGAAACGGCTGCGCAGGAGCCACAAGAGACGTTAAATAAGCGACAGACTAAACAGTCGCTCAAGGAATATTTAGCAAACAAGGGTGTGCAGGAAACTCCGAAGACAACGAGGAAGCCTGTACCTCGCAAGAAATAATTTCGTTATGCGGTACGATAAGGAACAGATAATCGCTGATTTCAATCTCACGCCATTTGGTTCACAGGGGTGGCTCACGAATAAGGATATGGACTGTCCTTTCTGCGGGAAAGCAGGGAAGTGGGGTATCATCTTCAATATGAATGGCGTTGCGACGTTCCACTGTTGGAAGTGTCCTCGTAAGGTATCCGTCTATGAGTTCCTCAAGAAACTCGGTAGAACAGACCTCGCGAAACGCTCCTATACAGTCAAGCCGAATGAACTTGAGAACTGTCCAAAGATAGGTGATATTCAGGGGGAGACATCGAAGTGGATGGAGGGTGATGCGGAACAGGTACAGGAAGAGGAATTAAAGCCTGTTACTCTTCCGTTACGGCTGAAACCACTTGTGGATGATGAGTACCTGAATAATCGTGGGTTCCGACCTGAACACTATGCGGAGTTCGAGCCATCCTATACTAATACACCGTTGGAAGCGAAGTTGAAGAACTTCATCATCTTTAAGATGAAAGTCAATGGTGTGTGTGTGGCGTGGTGGGCACGCAGTAGGTATTCAAAGGAATGGCACAAAGAAAATCTTGAGGCATACAAGCGTCACGAGGCTGACTTGGTGTTGCGTTACAGGAACTCCGAGAACAACTTTCAAGACCTGTTAGGTGGTTGTGATGAGATAGTCGAAGGGAAGACGGAAACGGTTATTTTGGTTGAAGGGATTTTTGATTATGTAGGAATTTCAAATCTTTTGAACTTAACAGAAAAGGATTGGCTGAAATGTTGCTTTACTTTTGGGAATTCTATTGGTCGGGGACAAATTGATATGCTTTTGAAAAAGAAAGTGAAGAATATAATTCTTTTGTACGACTATGGAACAATAAAAGAAAGTAAAGAAGCAGCCTTGAGAATGAGGGATTTGTTTGATTCTATAAGGAGTCGTTGGAGACGGCATGTTCGTTCTTCTCAGCGAGGCTCCGACCACAAGTTCCACCGAGCCATACGAAAGTGTGGCGAGGAGAACTTCCTGGTCGAAGAGGTGATGTTCGTGGAGGCTCCTACGAAAGAGATTCTGAAGAAGAAACTTGATTATGTTGAAATGAGGCTTATAAAGCGGTTCAACACTAAGATTGACGGGTACAACTCAACCGATGGTGGGGATGGTTTAGTAAATCTTTCTGAAGAATCACTTGCTAAAATCAGCAAAGCCTTGAAAGGTAGAAAATTTTCGGATGAGACTTTGAAAAGAATGAGCGATGCTGCTAAATTACGAATTGGGGAATTAAATTCGAATTTCGGAAATCATAAACTTTCTGGAAAGAATCATCCATTATATGGAAAACATCATTCAGAAGAAACAAAAAGAAAAATATCAGAAGCGAATTCGGGAAAACCTGGATATCAAAATAATTGTAGAAAAGTATTTCAATATTCGAAGGATGGAATATTTATTAAAGAATGGAATACTATAATTG